TCTAGTAGTGATTCATAAATATCTCTTGATTTTTCTACCACAATCTCGTGGAATAGTTCTTGCGCTCTTTCCTTGTCTTCGTTGACAAGTAGCTCGAGCATTTCTTCAAATTTACTACGATCTGCCATTGTTTTCTCCTGTAATAAAATAAATACCGCTTGCACGGTATGGGCTGTCAATATTATTTACTCTATTTACACGAAATAGGCCTGAAACGGCCATTATTTGCAAGATTTTTAGTTATCTGACTACATTAATCCGTGTCGATTCTTAAAATCGTCAACGGTAATGTGTTTTATATTATCAATATTTACCAAATCAGGAGGAATAAAGCCTTCTTTTTCAATCACTCTTACATATTGAATATTAGGGTTTTCTTTTACAGTAATCACCGTTTGTTTAAGCCAATTACCATAAAATGTTGCTCTGTCACCAGATTTTTTATAATTTGGTGTACTTGAAAAAACATTATTTACAAATCTACCGTCATCTAATCCTTTATAATCAAAACCTAATATATAAATTATTTTATGCTTATGTTGGCTAGCTAACCACAATGCTGTCGGGCCACTGCTCCATCCCTTGCTCGGATCAAACAAATTAAGATGTGTCATGTTGCGATAACTGCGATTAGGGTTTGTCCATAACGGTCGTGTTAAATGCCATCCTGTTTTTGTAATTTCAAAAACCATTCTAGTATCTACTGCAATTAAATAATCAGGATCAAATGTTCTGTAAATTGCATTACACCCGTAAATTTTACCAAAGGCTCGCAAAGGTTCTAAAGGAATACCCTTTCGACTCATACCATTGCCTATTATAAATGCCTTTCGAACTCCTGAAACATCTTCTTCAACAAGTTCTTGTGCATGTTCTTGTATTTTTATTAACGTAGGGTTAGGTTGTGGCTTACTACGTTCTATTGCACTTTGCTTTGCAATGCGCTCTCTAGCTTTATCAATCTTACGTTGTTCTTTGAGACGTCTGTATTCTTCTTTAGAATACTTTGACTTGTCTAGCTTGGCCATTAGACACCTTCAGCTGCTGCGTTTGCTGCCATTCCATACATTTGTCTTACAAATTCAAGATCTTTTTTCTTTTCTTCTGCATGTAAATCAGATGCTTTTCTAATTCTGTTGATTTGTTTAAGAGTTAGTCTAGTTTTTCTTGTATCGTCGTAGTCAACAGGTGACACATCATGTTCAGGCTCGTAGCGATCATTTTCTACAGGCTCTACAGTTTCGTTGTCAAAATAAAATATTTCTCTTAGTATCATAGTATTATTTATATCGTTTGCTCAGCATTTGCTCCGCCGCCTGGCATAGGCGAATCGCCTGTTGCAGTTTCGGGTGAATCGCCTTCTGAGCCTTGTATCGGTGCTTCGCCGTCATCAGCTATATCTTCAATCCCACCTAAGTCGCCTTCTATGCCAGCGCCGCTTATACCAGCGCCACGCATTTCACCGCCTGCATCAGTTGCTGTTGGTTCAAGTGTTTCTTCATTTTCTTCACGCCATAAGCGTTCATTTTCTGCAATCTCTTCAGCTGATAAACCTAAGAATCTATCAAGAGCAAATCTATTTGAAATGTATGGTAGTGCTGCCATTTGTGTATACGTAGGCACTCGTGCATTATCAATTTCACTCTGTCTATAACTTGCAAAGTTTTGCGGTGGTTGGAATTTAAGTTCAAACATATTTGTATCTATGTTTACACCTTTTTCTAATACATAACGTTTAAACTCAGTATCAAACTGCTCTGCAACCAATCCTTGTAAACGTTCACAATATGTATTAAATCTTAATTCTTGAATGTATGCTGTTCCCACTCTACCGTCATTATATTGGCTACTTGCATCGTCTGCACCAGTAGGTAGATAACTTGACGGAATACGCAAGCCGCGAACTAACTTGTTAGTAAAATATCTAAGGTCATCAATTTCTCCTAGATTAGTTCCACCTGGTAATGTCTCAACTTTAGATCCACGGCCCTCAGCCGTTTGTGGAAAGAAGTAGTCTTCGTTAATTGACAGAGGATTATAAGAACTGTCTATGACATTTTGCCCTCCTCCAGTCGCCGATGGGATTCTTCTTTGGTGAATTTCGGTCTTTACACGCTCCACAAACTGCATAGCAAGGTGTGATGGCATGTTACCCACATCAACGTAGAATACTCTGCGCTCAGGAGCACGTTGAACACGATAGATAATAATCGCATCTTCAAGTAATTCTTTTTGTTTGTATACTTTAAATACAGTTTCTAGTAATGAATTACCAAACGGATAATTTTTATCTAAGCCTTCTGATAAACTTAAATGCACTACATGTTTTGCATCAACTGTAATTTCATTTTCTTCATTTTGCCAACGGTTGCCGTTGTTAATTGGATTATTACCGACCATTCCTCTAACACCGCCAGTTAAATGTCCAGTGCCACCGCCTGTTACATTACCGTTAGTGTCAAACGGAGTTGTTGCAACCATATCTACAAAATTTACATTAAAGTTTTTTACAACATACTGTTCAGGCACTTTGCCTTCTGATTCGTTAACAATAATTTTTGTTACATTAGATGGATCAGTATGAAACCATTTTCTAGTTTCTGGATCTCTAATAAAGATTTGATCACCATACTTAAATACGTTTCTTAATATTCTAAACATACGTGTATCAAATTTTTGTAGCTTACACCATTGCTTTAGATACTGTGCAAGTATTGTAACTTCGGTATTTGTTGCCTTTTTATTAAATTCAGTTATAAAGTGTGTACCGTTTTGTTCATTAAGTTGAGAACAAAACTCTGCAAGTATATCTAAAGCAGCATTAACTTCTGAATCGAGATCCATTGTATTGTACTGACCGTAACGTTCAACACGATTAGGTGTACCAACATAGACATCAGGTAGATAACTTGAATAGTTTGATCTAGCAGGACCAGGCATACTACCAGAGTTGCGATTACTAAATGGACTATAACTTCCACTAGGGTTATTTACAGTTGGTACTGGTGTAAAATATTTTTTCCAAGACATTTTTTATTTTCCTTACGGGCTCGTTATATTTCCGTCAGCAAGATTATTATTAGTTATACCTGCTATATTCTTAGATATTGTCTTATTATATCTGCTAGACCATCTAGTATGTTCTTCTATTTTTGCTAGTATACTATTTAACTCTTTTACTGTTTCCTCAGTTAGACCTGATCCGCTGCCTAAGTTAAATTTACCTTCATTAAGAAGTGATGCAGTGCTAACTCCGCTTTCGAGCATGCCGCCATTCTTATCTGCAAGTGCTTTGTTTAATTCAATAAATGCATCGGCTAATTCTTTAATTGCTTCAGCTGTATTTGTTATTCCTACAATATCTGCAGATGCTAAATCATTTAATTTAGTTTTTACATCAGCAATATTAGCAAGTTCAGCAATTCCTTCTGCTGTTCCTTTTAATCCTTTTACATCGCCTAGTTTCTGTAGGTTTATTTTTAATGCAACGATACTATCATAATCTACTGTTTCGCTATTAACTTGAGACAATGTGCTCATGCCTGTTGCAAATGCTTCTAGTACTTTTAAATTGTTTTCAAGAAATTCACTTTCAAATTTTGTAGATCCAAATTCTTTAATTTCTTTAAATGGATCTGTATCTTCTCCAAAAAAGAAACTTGATACCCCGTTCCAAAAGTTTGCTAAACCTTCGTATTTTAAACCTGCTCCTAGCGTATTCATTCCTGTTGCAAATGCTTGTAG